ATCCTGCTCTTTGCATTAAATTTCTTGCATCAAATTCTGTTGCCATAATACCTTCTCTAGCTCCACCATAAGCTCCGGCTTGTATAGCTCTATCTCTATTAGCTGTTTGATTAATTGCTGCTTGTCTATCAAACTCTGCTAATGTTGTATCAATAACTTCTTGTTGATACGGAGACATAAACGGTTGAAAAGCTTGTGGCCCTACTAATGTTCCTAAACCACCAGCCGCGGTTCTCGCATCTTGTTGTAGTTGTGATTCAGCTGCGATCGTTGGTGCGTATGCAGATGTTTGTATTTGTTGACCAATTAATGGTTCTAATTTTTTAGTGAATGCTGTAAGTGCACCTTCTAATATCGGTGCGGGTAATACTTGTGATATTGTAGTTGGTTCTGCCATTATGCTCTTGCCTCTAGGTTATGCATTAAATCATACATTCGTTTTGCGCCTTGGTTAACGCTTCCACCACCAGCCGCTCTAACAGCATCGGCAGTCATTACAAATTCATTTTTGCTTAATCTTGCAGGGACGTCGTCCGCTCTCTCTTTGGCACCAATAGGTATGAAACCACCTGTTCTCATATCCATTTCTTTACCACCTAAATTCATTATACCACCATCTTTTAAAGAAGCAATACCACCTTTTTTCATTCCTTCTGCGTTAAGCTCTTTGTTTTTATCCTGCTCTTTAGTGAATATATCTATAAATCTTTCATATCCATCAGGGTCTCTAAAATCATTTTTACCATATGGCTCTATTGCTCCCATCGCCATCATCTCCATAGTTCTACCTGTAACAGCATCACCGGCTTTTAAAGGGATAACACCTGCTGAATCAGATACATACATTTGAGTAACACCTTCTTCCATATTGTTTTGTGCAATACCTTTGATAGCTTCTTTAATACCACCAAAATCTACATCACCACCATTATCAAAACCTAGTCTTGCTATACCTCCATTAGATTTTTTTTCTAATTTAGAATAGTAATCACTAATTACTTTATTAGCCACTTCTTTTAAACCTTTTTTTTCTAACAGTTCACCATATTCTTCATCTAGATCATCAATTGTTTTTCCTTGTTTCTCTAATATTTTTTCTATTAACATTACTTCCATAGGAAATCTATCAAAAGGGTCTATCTTACCCATATCAGCGTCAGGAAATTTTTCTTTAACTTCTTCATCAATTCTTTTACTAAACTTATCTACCTTGTCAGGAGTTTCATCATACAATTTTCGTAATGTTGCATACTTACTAGCTGAAGGAACATCTTCTTTTGCTATGAGTTTTTTTATTCCGTCCTCTAATCTACCTGAATCTTTTAACAATGTAAGATACTCTTTATCTTTAAACAGAGAATCATCTAAATAAACAGGGGTACCACCATTATCAAAACCTAGTCTTGCTATACCACCATCTTTTAATCCTAGTTGGTCTAATGTTTCATCTATAATATCTTGTGTAAAATCTGCTCTTGTCATTGAAGCAATAATGGCTGCTCTTCTAGCTGAATCCGATGCTTCTTGATCAGCGCCTGCTTGAGCGTTGAATGCTGCTAATTCTGCTTCATAATCTTGTAATGCTTTTCTAGCTGTGGCCATACCTAGATCCATTGATCCCTGACTAAAAGGTACAACCGCTGCTTTTCCAAATTCTCCTAAACTGGCGCTGAATGGATCTTGTAAAGTTTCTGTTATTCCTTCAGCAAAAGTTGCTCCTTTTTCTAAAGCACCTAAACCAACATTTCTTGCTTTATCTAAAAAGCTTAATTGTTCACCAACTAATTCTGGCTTACCAAATCGTGCTAATTCAGGATTATATGTATCTGCTACTTGCATACCTCTTAAAGTTTCTGCTGCACCTGGTGCTGTAAGTGCTCCTTGTAATCCAGCTAGTCCTAAAGATAATGCAGAAAAATCTCCTTCTTCATTTCCTTCTTGTGCTAATTGTGATGCAAGATTAAGACCACCTGAAAGAAAAGCCCTACCTTTCATAGTGCCTAAAAGACCTGTGCCTGCAGTTCCAGGAGGTAATAAGTATGGCGCTACTGCTGCTGCGTAAGGTAAAAATGGTTTAATCTCATTAGGTACAACTTTATCTAATACCCTTGCTATTGGTTTTGTTACTTTTTTGAAAGCTCGTTTTATCTTCTTAAATGGCATAGTTATTAATTTTACTTGTTTTTATAGTCCTCGTCAATCTTCCTATATGTTTGTTTTATTACCCAAGGCATGTGGTCCTACAATAACATTCACATTTCTTGATATATCTTCTTGTTTTGTGTCTGTTACAGCACTATCTACATCAGCTTGAGCTTCTGCATCTGATAGATATTCTCTATCTGTTTTTAAATTTTTAATAGTTACCTCAACTCTAGGCTTATAAACTTTTACCTTTTTACCTTCAACTACTTCATCTTTGTATGATTCTTCTTGTTCTACAAATGGCATTATCTATCCTCCCTATTTATTTCTAATACAGATGCAACAACATCTACTTGGCCACTGCTTGCTTGTACTTTTAATATTTCACTTTCTTTCATAATTAAAGGTTCACTTAATACTTGTTCTTTTTGATTAGCTGATAAATTGACATCATTATCTATTACAAAAGAAGTTGAAGATGCATCAACTAAAGTAACTTTAACAACTGCTGCACCACCATTATCTTCTGATACCAAAAGAGATTTAACAATAGCTCTTGAGTTAGATGGCACTGTATACAAAGTTGTTAGATCTGTATTTGTTAAACTTGTTTTTTCGTTTTTATATATATTTGCCATTAACCTAATCCCAACCAAGTAAATCGTTCTTGATCTTCTTTTTGTTGTGTTAAATATGTAGAGTTTAATTGTTCTATCAATATAGACAACGCTCTGTTTATTTGTCTTTGGTTGTCTTCGCTATATTCTTTTTTAGGTTCTGGTAATCTTACTACTATCTTTGCCATTATCCCCTCCTTCCATCTGGTTGTAGGTCTACTTGAAACGTACCGAATCTCCACGATTCGCCGGCACCTGTATTTTCTATTTTAATATTGGCATAACGTCCTCTAGCTCTAGTGTCAACTTTAGTTGTGCTAGATGTAATTGTAAAGGGACTTAATGTAGTTGCTGCACTTGGATCTGCAGGAAAATCTTTTACAGATATAGTTACTTGGTTGTTACCAGTTAATACTTTAAAGTTTGGTAAAAATCTACGCATAGCTAAAAACACTTCACTTTGATCTTTTTGTAAAGAGAAGCTAAAAGATTCTACAAAAGAAGTTAAAGCTGTTGTACTACCATCTGGATTAATTTGATCAGTTCCTACTTCATGTTCAAATAATACAGTTTGTCCTAAACCTGTTTCTCCTTGAATAACAGGAAATGTTCCTGTGTTAGAATTGTTAAATGCAGTTGCATATGGTTTAGGATATACTAATGAATCAATCCAAGTTGTTCTTATTGAATTTGTATTTGTTGCTGTATACCAATTACCCATAGGTAATCTTGCATTATCTTGACCATAATTATAAACTACATATCTATCATTAAATGTAGAATTAGCTGTAGGATACCACCAAATAACTTCTGTAAATAAATTGTTAATACCCGCACAAATTTGCTGTCCTTTTGTAGTATCAATATCATCATAAACATAGTCTTCAACACTACATGGTAATGTATTAACTGTACCATCAAACGAGAAGAAACCATTATTACCCATCCAATATGCAACACCATCAATTTCAATAGCTGAATTCTTACCAATCAATCCACAGTTTGTACCAACTTGTTCAAATCCAAATGTAAATGGTGCACCTACAAACTTCATGGCATACAATGCATTATCGGTCCACACTAGAATATTTTCTTTTGCAACTAATGCACCCATAATTTTTGTGCCATCTTGTAATCTTTGTGTGCCCGCTGTATTTGTTGCTTCGGGTGTATAATTATTTATATCTTCATCTACAGAAAATCTTATAAGCATATCATCTTGAGTTGTTGGTGTGCCTATTGTTACCTCTGTTCCAAAATGAATTAAGTGACGTGTTGTTGGTGATATTAATGTAACTCTAGTTGCAGTAGGATTATTTGTGGTTGAAAAACCAGATGTAGATGTTGACGCTCTATTACCTGTAGGATTAGCAGCTCCTGCATCCCAAGTAAATGTTTTACCATTTGCAATAGTTGCAACTAATACTTCACCAAAATTACTTAAAGACCAAAGTCCTGGTTCAAGAGTTACTGTTGATGCCTGCACTGCACTACCAAATCCTGTAAATAAAGTTGCATTTTGAACTACAGCATTTGTGCTGTGTGCTTGACCGTTTGATGTACCAGCAGTTGCTGTTCCATTAGCACCTCTAGTAATACCTAAAAAGTTTGTAGCATTTTTTGATGCATATGTAATTAATTCACTATCGACTAAAATTGTACCTGCAGCATCAAAACCAGTAGTTGAGTCTACTGTAACCGCTGTCCCCGATCCACCTGTACCAGCAGTATCTGCGTTTAACGATCCATCTAATTCTGTTTGTGCAACACCAGTAATTGTTCCACTATAATTTCCAATACCAAAACCATAACCATAAGATTGTGCTGCAGGGCCAATTACTTCATAAGGAGTAATAGTTACTGATCCACCACTAGATGATGAGCCAGCCGTAGCTGCTTGAATAGTTAAAGTTGTAGAAGTAGGTACTGATAGGACTTGAAAGTTTATATCATTAAAAGTTGCTGTGGTTACTCCTGTTGTACCCCCTGGTAAAGTTGTTGCACTTAATCTAATTATATCTCCTACAGCAATTCCATGATCTGCTGATGTTGTTAGAGTTACAGTTGTTGTTCCGTTAAAAGTAAAAGTTGCGCCTGTAATTGCAGTTGCAAGAGGAGTTATGTCAAATAGTTGACCTTCAAAATATAAAAGTAAAAATTTATCTGTACCAATAGCAACATACCTGTTGCCATCTGTATCAACAAAAGCGTGTTGTTTTCTAGCTACACCTACAATAGTATCTGTTAAAAGAGATTGCCAACCACCAACTTTTTCTGGTAGACCATATCTAAATCTTACATTATCTGAATCTACCCAACGACCTTCTGCTCCAACTGATGTATCTTGTTTATCAATTCCTGGAGCAAACTTAATTTTCGTAAGCATGTATTACTCCTATGATGTTACGTTATAGACGTATTGCCAACCTTTAGTTGCGTTGGTATATCTTAATTTGATTGATTGATTATTAGCAGTTAGTTCTAAATTAGAAGCAGCGCCTCTTATTGGTTGACTATTTCTGTTTACAGTTACTTTATTAGTACCAAATCCTCCAGTAGCAGATACATCCATTATAGATACTTCATCACCCATAGTTGGTGAGGCTGGTAAAGTAATTGTAACTTCAGCTGCGGCTGTATCGATTAATAAATTATCTCCAGGGACTGCTGTATATGCAGTTATAGAACTAGATGTAATTGCAAAATTACCTTGTTGTAAAATATCTAATCTTGCATCTGTTCCATTAGAATGAATTAACATTGTAGCACCAACAGGCATTGCGATTGGATTTGATGATCCCGCCGTTTTAATACTTAATGTATATTTGTTTGCTGTAGTTCTATCTGTTGCATCTTGAATAACATATAGTCTTGTGGCTGTACCACCTGTTGTTGATGCAGGAATAATTAAACTAATATTAGCAGTCATAGTGCCAGTTAGTTTAAGATAAATATTTTTACCATTTGATGTTGCACCATCTGATAAAAGTAAAGTAACATCTGAACCAGATGTCATTGCTACATCTACTACACCTGATGTTGATTGTTGTAAGACTTGTAAATTAGTATTAGTGATTGTTCCCCATAGACCAGCCTTTTCACCGGTTGTTACAAGTTCTAATGCTAAATCTGTTGAAAATGTTGATGCCATATTAGTAAGGGTCTATTGGTGTCCAGACCATTGTTGCTCCTGGTATAATTTCATTCCACGTAATAACACCCACTTCTCCAGTTCTCATTGTAAGAGCGGTAGCAGGTGCTGTTATACTCGCAGTTCCAACAATACTAACAGATCCACTACTTATAATCAAGTTGTTTCCAGAAGCCGTAACATTAGCATCTGCAGTAACTGTAACGGTCCCCGTTCCTAAAACCAATGGTGTTTTAGGTGCTTCTAAATTAGCATTACCAACTATTGTTACTGTTCCAATGCCAAGTGTAAATGGATTACCTGTAGCAATTTCTGTGACAGCGTCGGCTGCAATATTAGGATTACCAATACTAGCTACTAAATTATTACCTGTAACTGCAATAGTTACTGTGTTGTCTGCTCCTACTTGAGATATAGGAAGTTGTGAAATTGCGTCAAAACCTAAATTCATATAAATCCTTAAAAGGAGACAGTGAGGTATGTGGTGGAGTCACTGCCTCCATTTAAAGATTATATTACTTTTTAAACCAACTTGGAAGTCCTAAATGAGGTCTTGTATCATTTATGTTTTTATCGGCATCTTTGGATTTTTGATCGTTATAGTGTAGAAAAACTTGAGCACAGTTATCTCCTTGAAACTCTTCTCTCCAATGTTCTAGCTCCATGCCTCTATAAACCAACATATCACCAGGCTTTAAATTAACTAAAATACCTTTGTTATCGCTCTTTACAGTAATTTTTTTACCATCAGGTATACCTACATTTTTCTTTGGCTCTAAATGTATAGGCCAAGGATTTCCTCCAAGATTTAAAGTTGTAGATATTTCACAACTAAATCTATCTTTGTGTCTATGTAAGATATCTCCTGGTTTGTATATTCTAGCGTAAGAATAAGTAGGGTATAATTTTAATCCTGTTTTCTTTTCCATAATAGGTAAAGTTCTCATAAGCAAAGTTTCCATAGCTATATCTGCATAGTGAGAATATGTATTTGGAACTTGTTGATCAGACCATGTACCCCATTCTTCAGTAAAGTTAGATATATATCTTTCGTCAAACAAAGTTCTAGCCACCTGTCTTTTAAGTAAAAAATAATTATAACAGAACTCTGCTATTAATTTTGGTACGGCTTCTTTAATAACTATATATTTATTTTTTTGGAAGCTCACTGTTGCTCCTTTCTTTTGATATTGCTGTTTCAACAACTTTAATGTTAAAATGTATAAATCTAAATGGTTCTAAACCTGGGTCTACTGCAAACTGATGCGGAACATAACCTGGAAAAATAATTATTGTTCCTGGGTTTGGTTTGTAATGAACTTGATTAGATGCCAATGTAATTTGTTCTTGATTTTTAGTAAACAACTTTGTCATCTCTGCACCAGGTCTTGGATCGTGAAAAATAGGATAAGATGTTCTTTCACTACACTTTAAAAAGTAAAATCCAGATACGTGTTGATTCCAATGCACATGAGTATCATGATGACCACCACCTTTTTCACTAAACTCTTGAACCCAAAATTCTGTAAAATGTAAACTATGATTTTGTAAATTAAAACCTGACCAATCTAAAAATTCATAAGATCGTTGTCCTACAAATTGAACTAAATCTTTTAGTTTAGGATCATTAGACATACTTTCACTATGTTTGGATAAACCAAATGTACCTATATCTTTTTTCCATTTAGGTTCATTCTTTAATTTATCTTTTAAAAGTTTTTCTGCTTTCTTAATATATTTATCTGTTACTTTAGTTGCGTTCTTCAAAAACATGGGTGCTTCCGCAACCCATACTGGTGTTTGAAAATAAAATGCAGATTTAAAATCTACATGTCCTTCTGGTTTTTGTGATGTACTACTTCCGCCTTGTTTTATATTTTTCATATTATTTAAATGGATAACCTAGATTCCATATCACTAGACTATTCCTTTCTCCTTTAGTTACTGGTTTGACTCTATGCCATACAAAAGAAGGGAATACAACCAAAGAGCCTTTTGGTAATATTTCTGTACAGGTTCTCATATTAGGTTTTTTATCAGGATCTTCATTCCTTAAATCAAACTCTAACTCTCCACCTTTGTATTCTTTTGGATCTGTTAATGTCACTGTTACAGATAATTTTCTAATCTTACCTTTTGTGGGTCCTTCTTCCATATAGGGTTTATCCCAACTATCACAATGCCAATCATAGTATTGTCCTTTTTTATATATAGTAAACTGACAAGACTCTGACCAATCCCAATTGAAATTCCAACCTGCATTTTGATTTGCCATATGAACATAAGGATGTATTTCTCTATATATCCATTTATCATTCATCCAAACAATATTAGAATCTCTTTTCTTTTGTAAATTTTTTATTTCATCTTTATTAAGAGGATTTTTATTTAAATCTCTATCTCTTCCAAAGCCACCTGTAATAGCCATAATCTCTCTTTGTTTTTCTGCTTTACCATACTGCACAATCATATCGCAAATTCTTGGTGGTATAGCAGATTCAAAAAACCAGTAGTAATTAGATATATTCATAATTTATAACCAAAATTGTATTTAATTTATTAAATGTATTTTCTGTAATCATATATCTTTGTGTAGCAGGAAACATAATAAAATTATTATTTTTAACTGGTAAATGCCAAGTTCTATTTTTTCTTCTATTATCATCATATTCAATAATACACTCACATGAATCAGGTTCTACATCTACAACGTATATAAATGTATAATCTGGTGAATTTCTTAAATCAACTGGATCTATGTGGTATCTTAAAAAAGATTGTTCTTCAGGGTGTAAAACCTGACCGTGCATATTTTTAGGTACTAATGTAAAACCATATTCTGCTCTCCAATGATCTCTCATATAGTCTTGCATCCACTGTAATGGTTGTGAATAAGGCAATTGGTAGTCTTTATAGGAATAAGCTTGGGGATTATTATTTATTCTATCTTCAGTAACAAATGATTTTAAAATATCATTTTTAATTTTATCACGATTAATTTCAAAGCCTTTTGGCATAGAAATTTCACCTGTATATAAGTCTACTTCTGTTAATACTTTCTTGTGCATACCTCTTAAGATATGTAATAAAACTCAATAATAATGTCAAGTAGATTATCTAGCGACTTTATCCCAAGCACCTGTAGATTCATTCCACTCATATATATAAGTGTCTTTTTCCTCATCAGATAACGCTGGAGCATCACCTATTGGTGATTGCCATCTTGCTTCTGCCACATTTAGAGTCCAACTTGCATAAGGTTTTTTACTAATAAAAATATCGTTATCTTCATCATAAGACATACCTATACCTGCGTAATTACCTCTTAAAGGTGTTCCACCTGCAGAGTGTTGTCCACCTACTGTATTATAAGATGTTTTTTTCCATAGAGGCCAGCTGTGGATTCTTTCCAAAAACTGTCTTCCTACTTCTTCATCTTCAATACCATCAGCATTTTGACAATCTTTATCAGCTACAACTTCCACACTGATAACTTTATTGTTTGCTCCTAGTTTTGCGTAATGTGCCATAATGTTTCTCCTTTGTTGTTTATATATTAATTATTAAAATTTGTAAAACCATTAATTTTGAAATTTATACCTAATTATTACTATTCCTGAACCTCCGGCTGCTCCACAAGCTTGACAAGCAAAATATCCAGCTCCGCCACCACCACCTCCAGTATTAACTGTGCCTGCTACTGCCGCAGAAGTACCTGAATTAGCTCCTGCTCCACCACCGCCTGCTCCTCCAGCAGACTTATGACCACCACCTCCGCCTGCTCTTGCAGTTGGAGTAGAATTTATACTTGTTGTTGCACCGGTTCCACCTGTTGCATTTGTTAAACAAGCTGGACTACTATTACCTGCTGTTGTAGCACCACCTCCGCCAGTTCCTTGTTGATTTGAACCTGGCATAGTTGCTCCTGGATTTCCTTGAGGTGGACTAACTGGAGGTGTATTTCCTGCACCACCAGCATAAGGTGTATTACCAGGATGTCCTCCTGCACCAGCTCCACCACCTGATCCACCAGCTCTACCAATATTTACTGGACCTGGAGAATTATCAAAAGCTCCGCCTCCTCCACCTCCAGTAGATGTTATACTTGAAAAAATTGAATTAGCACCATCACCACCTTGTCCTGCAGTTCCAGGTGTAGATTCTGCTCCCCCACTACCACCTGCTCCAATAGTAATTGGATATGCTTGTGCTGGTACAGCTAATCCATCAGGTGCGTTTAAAGGTGATGCAGTATATGGATCAGAAGTACATTTTCCTTCTCTAAAACCACCAGCACCTCCTCCACCTGCTCCATATCCACCTGATGCTCTACATGAACCTCCTCCACCTGCACCGCCAGCTACTACCATATATGAAACTTTGTTAGAACCTATGCTATTACCTGCTGAAGTTACAGTAAATGTTCCAGTGCTTGTAAAAGTATGAATTTTATAATCTCCTGACGTTGTTTCTGTTCCACCAGAAGCAGTAATATAAGCTGCTCCACATATTGCAGGTGCTGTTGCATTTGCACTGGTTGCTGTAATCCAACCTTGACATGATCCTGAATAAACTATTCTAACTCCAACTCTATCATCATCTAATGCAAAACATTTACATTGACCTTTTACTTTTGAACCATTTCTTCCTAATGTAATATTATTAGACGATGCGTTTCCTGTTGCATCAATTATAATAATTTGATCTCCTACATTTGGGCTAGAAGGCAATGTAACTGTAACCGCTGAACCTGTATTTATAAAATATCCTCTTGAAGCTGAAGCTGGAAATGGAGAAGTTTTTAATGATGAACAATAATCTACGTTTGTACCTATATTTGTTAAAGTTGCAGCGGACGCATCTAAAGTTGCTCCTGAAGGAATAACAACAGTTTTACCTGATTCTCCTAAAGCTATTGAAGATCCCGTTGATGGGATTATTTTATCTACTTTTAATTCAGCCATTTTTAATTTTGAAATTTATACCTAATTATTACTGTTCCTGAACCACCTGCACCTCCAGGTTGATGACCAGATCCAGGATTAAATCCTCCTGCTCCACCACCACCACCTGTGTTATCAGTTCCAGCTACTGCAGCTGTATAAGGATTTGGTCCCGCTGAACCACCTGCTCCACCACCACCAGATCCTCCAGCAGCTCCTGGTGTTGGTCTAGATGGACTTGGATAGTGTGATCCACCACCTCCGCCACCTCTTGTTACTGGTGAACCAGTAATAGATGTAGCTAAACCAGCTCCACCAGTATTGTTTGTTGGTGATCCATCAGTTCCAGCTGCGCCAGCTCCACCACCACCACCTCCGTAGTATCCTACTGGGTGTCCTGGACTTGCAGTACCACCTGGATTTCCTTGAGGGGGACTAACTGGAGGTGTGTTACCTGCTCCTCCAGCAGCACATGCAGCTCCACCACCACCACCAGATCCTCCAGCGATTCCTGCTGTACCACAGTTTTTACCACCACCACCACCACCTGCTGATGTAATAGTTGAAAAAATTGAATTATTTCCAGATCCGCCAGAAGAAGTTGCAGGAGATGGTGGTGCACCACCTGTTCCACCAGCACCAACTGTTATAGGGTAAGTAGCGGCAGGCACTGATAAACCGACTCCAGAATCTAAAGGACTATCTGTATATGGATCTGATGAACATTTACCTTCTCTAAAACCACCAGCTCCTCCACCTCCACCATAACCTGATCCTCCTCCAGCTCCTCCAGCCACTACGAAATAAGAAACTTTATTTGAACCACTTGAAGTCCCTGCACAAGATACCGAAAAACATCCACTAGCATTAAATGTATGAATTTTAAAATCACCACAGGTTGTTACTGTTCCACCTGTTGCAGTAACATATGCTACTTGTGAAGCCGTAGCATCATTAGCAGACGTTACTGTGACCCAACCTTGTGATGAACCTGAATAAACTATTCTTAACCCACCTCTATTTACCTTTATGTCTGCGTCCATACATAGACCTTTTATTTTAGATCCATTTCTTCCAAGTGTAATATTGTTAGTTGCAGCTTGACCTGTTGAGTCAATAACGATTAATTCATCACCTGTTGAAGGTGACGCTGGTAAAGTTACAGTAACCGCTGAACCTGTGTTAATAAAAAAACCTTTATTTGCTGTCGCTGTAAATGGAGAAGTTTTAACTGTTGTGCAAAAAGCTAAACCAAAACCTGTGGATGTACCACAGTTTTGTAGTGTAGCCCCTGATGGAATAGTTAGGGTGTCGCCTGATTCTCCTAGTTGAATTGAGTTACATGTTCTAGGAGTTATTTTGTTTACTTTAACAGTACTCATAATTTACCTATTGAAATTTATACCTTATAATTACTACGCCTGATCCTCCATTATTACCATCAGCATAGCCAGCCTGATATCCTGTTGATGCTCCAGCTCCGCCGCCTGTATTAGCTGCTCCATTTGTAATAGGTCCTTGTGAAGCACTTGGATAAGCTCCTGTGCCACCACCACCATCACCTCCAGGCAATCCTGCTGGAGTATTTGGTGTAGCTCCTGAACCTCCACCTCCGGCTCTTGCAGTTGGTGTAGCATTAATTGAACTTGTAACTCCGTCGCCACCGTAACCACCACCATCTGTATTACCAGCTTCACCAGCACCACCACCGCCACCTCCGTAGTTAGTATTGCTACCTGCACCACCAGCATTTCCTTGAGAAGGACTTACTGGAGGAGTATTACCTGCTCCACCTGCAAAACCAGGTGTTGCTTCTGCTCCACCACCACCAGATCCTCCTGCTTGTCCTGGTTTTAATGGAGCGGGTCCTTGTGAACCTCCACCGCCACCACCAGCAGAAGTTATTGAACTAAAAACTGAATCTGAACCAGGAGCTGTTGTAGAAGGATAAGGTGCACCAGCTCCACCAGCACCTATTGTAATTGGATATGTTGTTGATGCTGCAATTGTTAAAGCTGAACAAGGAGTCGCTGCTAAAGGAGATGCAGTATAAGGGTCTGTTGAATGTTTTCCTTCTCTATATCCTCCTGCTCCACCTCCTCCTGATTGGTCTTGACCACTAGCGCCACCTCCTGCCACCACCACATAAGAAACTTTATTATTAGCTGGAGTTGGTGCTGTACAAACCACAAAATTTGAACTTCCTGTAAAAGTATGAATTTTATAGTCACCTGAAGTTGTTACTGTTCCACCTGTAGCTGATATAAAAGTTGGAACACCTGATACGTTTAAAGTGGCATCATTAACTTGTTTCCAACCTCTAGTGCCATCTACATAAACTAATGTAATGGCTGCTCCTTCAGTAGATACTGAACCATTAAAACAACCTCCATTAATTTTAGAACTATTTCTACAAATAGTTAAAGCATTACAAGCAAAAGTAGAAGCGTAATCTGAAAAAGCTACAATGTCGCCTGCATTTGGTGATGCTGGTAAAGTTACTGTAACTGCTCCTCCGGTTGTATTAACAAAATATCCATTACCACTTACTGAAGTAAAAGGTGACGTCTTTGCTGTTGTGCACCAATCAACTGTTCCTGTTCTACCAAATCCTGTTTGTGTAGCACCGCAAGCTAAAGTTACTGCTGTACTTGGTCCACCTAATGTAAGTGTGCTTCCGTCTGATTTTTCTATTTTATTTACTTTAATTGTACTTGTCATAATTATTGAAATTTATATCTTACCACTACTATTCCTGATCCACCAGCACCTGATGGAACTGGTCCTATTCCTCCAGCTCCTCCACCGCCTCCAGTATTAGCTGTTCCTGCATCTGCATTTCCTCCTGGATAGCCGCCTTTTCCGCCACCACCAGCACCTTGATTACATCCTGAACTTCCATTACTCCAAGCTGCTCCACCACCACCAGCTCTTTGAACGGGAGATGCTGTAATTGATGTTGTAACACCAGCTCCACCTGATCCACCGGCTGATCCACCTGCTCCTACACTTCCAACAGCACTAGCTCCACCGCCACCTCCTCCAGCGTTTCCACCAGAGTTATTTCCATTTCCTCCAGCGAATCCTTGTGATGGACTTACTGGTGGTGTATTTCCTGCACCGCCAGAACCTTGAGGGTTTGCACCACCACCTGAACCTCCAGCTAAACCATCAACTCCAGCAGGATTTGGTCCACCTCCACCGCCACCACCTCCGGCTGATGTTACTGTTGAAAAAGTTGAAACTGAACCTGTTGATCCAGGTTGGTATGGACCACTTAAAGGTGTGCCTGTTCCTCCTGCTCCGACTGTTATTGTATAATCTTGTATTGAAACTGCTAAACCTGTTCCTGCATCTAAAGGTGAATCTGTATAAGGATCAGAAGGTACTTTAGCTTCTCTAAATCCACCTGCTCCAGCTCCACCACCACAACCTGCTCCACCAGAACCTCCTCCACCTACAACCATATAAGAAACTTTATCTGTTCCTCCTCCTGGTGTACCTACGTTTGTAATATTTAATGGTCCACTTGCAGTAAAAGTATGAATTTTAAAATCTCCTGATGTTGTTTCAGTTCCACCAGAAGCTACAGTAAAACCTGGATTACCTGTTACATTAGAAGTTGAATCGTGTATGTCTTGCCAACCTTTAGTTCCATCAACATAAATTAAAGTAACAGATTGAGATTCTGTGTTTAAAGTTGCGCAAGCACATTGACCATTAATTTTAGAACCATTTCTGGCAACTGTTACTGCTTTACACGCATCATCCCAAGTATTAGCATAATCTTTAAAAGCTACAATGTCGCCAGCTGATGGACTAGCAGGTAATGTAACTGTAACTGCTCCACCTGATGTATTAATAAAATATCCATTGCCTGAAGCGACTGTTAAAGGGGATGTCTTGGCTGTTGTACACCAGTTCACAGTTCCTGTTCTTCCAAAACCTGTTTGAGATGCACCAGTTGCTAATGTAACTGTTTTACCTGATGAACCTAAAGTTAATGTAGATCCACATTGTACGTCAACTGTATTTACTTCTATTTTAGACAATGACTAATACTCCTGTTACTGTTATTGTTCCAGGTATAGTGATAGGTCCTGCAAGAACTCCGTTCTCAACAGTTTGTGTACCATCAATAGTACCCGCTTGATTGTTTATAAATTCATTTGCCGATGTTTGGCCGCCAATGTATTGAATGCCATTTATTACTGCTGTCATAATTCCTCCTACGAACTAATTGTGTCAATATAAGAAAGAGTTACATCTAAGCTACTAGCTGTATCTGAAACTGCTTCTAATGTATCGCCACTTTGTAAAACAATCTTAGCGCCACCTTGAATTAATTCAATAGCGCTATTTGGTGGAATGCTAACTCCTTTAGCTATAAAGTAA